CACTTTGAAACCCTTAATATTTATCATTAGCCTTTAGCCGTTATTGTCTCACGATGGGGTATTATCGTCTAATTTTATACCCCTCGGTATTATACTTTGGTCGATATTGATAAGGTTAGCATCTAGTTAATTCAACCTTGATTTTAACTTCAGCTCCGCTTCTTCTTTTGTAATAGATAGATTGTAATTATCAGCTAAACTTTTTGCGTGCGCTATTACGTACGCGCCTTGATGCTCCTTTGGCTCAATGCTTATCTGTGCCGCAAATGCTTGAACCTCAAGAAAGAAGCGGCATGGCTTAATAAATGTATATGCCATTTCTTTCCAAAACGGCGCTAGCATTAACGCATAGAAAGTATAATCAGCTCGACCAAATACCAAGCAGACAAACAAAGCCAGCACTAAACCAGCAGCTAATCCGGCATACCATTGCTTAACATGGGTGTACTCATGCGCGATCAAACCTTTATCGTTTTTGTACTCAGGGTTTAACCGAATGCCGCAAAACTTAGAATCACCGTACTCTGTATCATTAGTTATTTTTATGTAATGTGGTAGTTTCATTAATTAACCCTTATGCTATGTTTTGTACAAAGCTACGCAACTCGTAAAAACCTGATGAATTTTGATTCACCGCGCCGTTATTGTTAGTACTGCCTTTCACCCATCCAGTAACTATATATAATCCTGTGGATGGGTCGGTTACTGGGGCTGGCGCTCTGTTCTTAATGTAATGACCATACGGCCAAAACCCTGTTAATGGGAACGATGTACTAGCCGCGCTCATTTCAGGAAAATGCACAACCTCGTTAAACGTCGCGCTTGTAGGGTCTCCGTCTATTTTAACATATATGTTTGCTGTTGGTTCTGGCATGATACGCACACCTTTGTTACCTGAACTGCTGGCGCTTGTATAATCAGAATAGATGATGTTTGGCTCTAACGTTCTTATGTTTGAGTTTACTAAAATACCTGTCTGTGAAACGTTTCTAAATGTGTTTTTACTCACAAGCACGTTATTTAAAAAGCCTAAAGATGTTTGCTTTATAGCTGTGAAGTTATCATCACCTGCCCAAGTATTGTCAGCGTTATGCCCTGCAGCTAAAAAGTAAGGGTCTCCATCAAACGTATTCTCAATGATTTCTATAGCTGATGAATTAGGGTTAGCTGTGCCACCGTCTTCAAGTACAATTGCGTTGCCGCTACTCCTGCCGACATTCTTAAATGTGTTATTACGGATTATGCAGTTTTCATAAGTCAGCGGAGTACCTTTATTTGTATGTATAAGACGTATAGCTGAAAGTCTATGCCCTCCAAATAGATTGTTCTCTATATGGAGATCGCGTACCGCTGCACTAATTCGGATGCTGTAAGTGTTAAAATCACTCGCCGTTATTTCTTGCGCTCTGAAATAACTCGTAGTAGGTGTTCCGAAAGCTTCCGTAACCCTATCAAAGAACTGACCAAATCCGTAGTCAGAATAGTCAGTAGCGTCTGGTAATGTTCTCGCGATAACGTTGTTAGCTATAGTAAGGCGTTGAATTGGCATGAATTCGCCGGTGGTCTTGTCTATGTCGTTTAAATAGTTTTGGCTGTAAGGGTTTACCGTTACTGCCCCGCCTCCGACAACTGAGCGACCTTGTATATAAATTGCTGCATTACTACCGAATACGCTAAACGCATCTAAGATGATATTGTCACGAATGTCTATATTAAACATGTTCGTGTTGCCTTCCGTTTCCTCGTCATTTGCAATCCAGATAGCTGTGCGGATGCATCTCCGCATGGTGTTGCCTTGTACGATAAGGTTCTTAGCTCCGAGAAATTTCATAGACTGACAATGTTCAAATGTATTGCCCGTAACAATAATGCTATCCGTAGTTCTGCTGCTATCTATACTGTGTATAGCTACAACATCATCCGCTACGTTTTTGGCGTAGTTACCGATAATTCGTATGTTGCGCCCTGCTGTAAATCTGTAACCATCTCGTACAACATTGAGCAATCTGCAACCTGTGACAGACACATCGGTTGAACTCGTAAACGTCATAGCCATATAATGCACAGATTCTACAGTGATATTTTGTATTATTAAGTTGTTGCAGCCGCTACCCGTTAGTGATTGGGAGAACCCAGTAGGTATAACAAAATCACTTGCCGTGCCTTGCACACAAAAGTCTTTTAGAGTTATCCCGTTGCCTTCAAATCTAATTAAGTCTGCGCGATCTTCTCCTATCCTATCATCGTGAAATATAACGCTAGCCTTGCCGACTCCTGCAACTGTGATGTTATCACCGATGCAGCTAATAGTTGTGTTTTTGACTCCAAATGCGTCATTGTTGGCACGCCGGAAACGACCCGCCGGAATAAATACAAGACCGCCGCCGTATGCTATAGCAGCATCAACCGCCGCTTGAATAGCTGTGTTATTATCTACAACTCCATCACCTACAGCACCATACTCAAGTATATTGAATATGCCTGGTGTACCTATAACAACAGACTGTAATATGTGTTTATTTGCATCACCCTCTCTGATGACTATGTCATACGTACCAGCATCAACTTTAAATGTATAATTACCATTTAAATCAGTAGTTAGAGGATTGAGTATTTGTATACCTTGATTGTCATATATTGTAGCTAGAGCGCCAGCGCCAGCGGCAACATCTGCAAATCTAACTGTAACAGGTGCGCCACTATCTGCGTTGCCCGTTGTGCCATTATCGAATTTAAGAACAACGCTATTGTTGTATGTTTGCATTAGTGATCACCATTCCCGTTTATATATCTAGTGGCGTTTGAACCAAAAAGAGTGACCGTTGCGCCGCTGTCAAAAATGCCGCTACCAGCCAAGCCGCCAAACTGCCCCGTCTGACCTACTGCACCAGGTTGACCCCAGTCGCCACCGTTACCTCCATCTCCCGCGCCACTGATGCCACCGCCACCAGCCCCGCCGTTACCTATGATATCACCGTTTGCCCCATCGGGCGAGTCTATATCTAATGGCAATCCACTTGATTCACCACCCACGCCACCCGCACGACCTGCACCACCGCCACCACCGCCGCCGTTAAACTGCTGGTCTAACACTTCATAATCTGAGCCGCCACCACCGCCGCCGCCTGGCGCTCTGATGTATCCATCCGCTATTGGGTAAGCCGCTGAACTTGTAGCACCGCTGAAATAAATATCAGTGTCAACACCCTGCGCATCATAAACAATACCGCCACCAACTCCATTCTGCTCATTATCACCACCCTTGCCGCCAACCGCTTGGCCGTCAAAGCCGTCAACTAATATCAGTATTATTTTAGAGCCTGAAGGAAATCCGCCGCCGACCATTGATACCTGCCCGTGTGAATAAGTGCCCTTTAGAATAAATGTTAATGTTACTGCTGTTGATGGTGCGCCTGCTAAAACGTAGAAGTTAACGCCGCCTAGTGGCTCATCCAGAACAATTTCAGAGTTGTTATTAAATGCCGCCTCATAACTCATAGCTGTACATTCATACATGCGACCAGCATTTGTATACTTTGGCATTATCTTTGTAATCTGTGCGCGTAAATCACCGGATGGCAGCCCGCTTGCAGACTGGATAGAGCTTGAGTTTAAATCTACAACATCGCCAGTTTTAAACGTTAAGAATCGTTCTTGCGTTGTCCATTTGTAATTAAACGGTGTAAACTTAAATCTTGACACGTATCTTTGGACTAGAAGATCAGCCGCATTGGTACCTATAACTGTGCTGTTATCAAACAATTTGTCTTTATGCTCTTTGTATAATGCCTCGCTAATTATTTGATTATCTGAGAATTGTGAAGCTTTTGAAAAGCTAGACACATCATCATTATCAGATAGATTCTTTTTATCATAAACAACTAGCGCCCTGCTTGCGCGTATAGCTTCATTAGCGGAGTCTTTTAACGTGTATGCATCAATCTCTTTGCCTTCGGTCAAAGCCGCTGTTGATTGCTTCCACACGCTGATTGCTGATAACTTTGCTAAGTTGTCAATCTGGTCAAACCATAGATCCATCAAGAAACCAGTTAGGATCATAGTTAATAAGTTATTAACGTCTTCAGGCTCACTATGTAGAGTGTTGATTTTATCGCTTGAGTGCCATTCGGCAACCTCAGCCGCCCAAGCCGCCGCGGGTATCAACGCCACATCAAAATCAGAAGCGACCAATATTCTTGTCAGTAATGCGTCAATTGTTTCATTGTCTGACAATTCGCACACGAAAACCTCATCACCTGAGCTATGATCGTCTGCGTTTGTTGTTGTTAATCTAACACCTGAAACCGGCGCTGTAATTAATGAGCCTCTAGCCGCCACGTTTAAAACAGCGGTTGCTGTAAGATTGTCAGTCACACTAATTATTCTTAAATGCTCATCACCTATCCTGACAGCGAAGGCAGCACTGTAATCTGTATCAGCATTAACTGGTATTGCTACCACTGCGTCATCAATGTCTTGACGTAAAAACCCGCCTACGGTTGGTGGCCATGTTTTTTCATTCAACTTAGCTAATGACATTACGTCCTTGCATTGAAGCGACCATGTGCCGTTGTCGTTTGATTTAAACGCTTCAGTTACATAGTGATGTGTTTCAGCACCGCCAGCTAAGTCGATTGATCCGTCAGACTCGACCCTGTAAAGTTTAAGCCTCACCGCTTTATTTTCCATCACTTGACGAGCGTTTAGTTTACCTAAAAATGTACCCTGTAATTCTACTGCAGATGTCACGCCAGTTGCGCCTTCGTTCGGGTCGCCTAAGAAATCAGTTAACATGATTGACATAGAGCCTCGAGCAGAAAGTCCATTGCCAGGCTTTAGTTCTGTCGTTGTTTCTCTAACGCTAGTCATTACCCTATAAATATTTGAAGCTGGCAATATGGGTGCGTTTTGATTAGTAAATTTGTACGTTTTATATTCACTAGTCCAAGCTTGATCACATGTTAATGGAGTCCCAAAGCCATCGGACGCGCCAAATGTACAAGTGCCAGTTATGACCGGCAAATCTATTTCTAGTACCTCAAACTGTTCTTGATTATATTGCAGCCTAGTTGCTTCAAATGATGCCATGTTATAACCCGTTGAATGCGTTGAATGATACAGTTACAGAATCAAGTAGTCTTGTTTGTGGGTGCGCTTTGACGCTATGCTTTGGATTGAAGCATATATATGACGATTCGGGTTTACTCGATACTTCTTTGATAAAGAAAGGTTCTTGATAACTAAAATCAATGAAGCTTTGCCATAACGTTTCAGCAAATGTAGCGGTTAAATTTGGCGCTGATAGCGTACCTTTAAGCGCTTTACTTTTTTGAGTAACACTAACCGGCGCTGTTAAAAGATTGGTGGTAACTTTTTCTATGTTACTTCTTAATAGCCAGTTGCGAGAATAGCCGGCCTGTTCGCCTTCTGCTATGCGTATATGTTTACCTGCGGCTATAAATGAAACTGTTACTTGATTTGTTATTGTTGCAGTAGAAAACTTTACAATTAGATTTGTGAATGATCTTTCTGCAAATGTAAACATAACATTGTTGTTTCTAGTTATAGTCACCGAATCAATCAGTGTTAAGTTGTCATAAAGCTCTATTGTTACGCCTAAATTATTCGCTCCCGTATGGCCTGAAATGGCAACATAACTAATGCTCGGTACAGCGCCATAGATAACGCTGAAGTATTCAGCAGCAGAGCTGCTAGTGTAGTTTAAGGAGTGATCAGGTGATGATATATTAGCCGGCACTTCACCAACCCCAGCAGATGTGACGGCTGGCACTACAGCAAAAAGCAAGTTGCTAGTTGATATTGATAAACCGTCACTTGCTGCACCTACAGCCGCCCCATTATTTATAATTGTCATTTACGCTCTGCCTTCACTTTGTGCTTTCGTTAACCAATTGGCTATTGCTTGCCCTATTTCGTCGCCGTCTGGTACGGTAATATTAATGGATTGGCTACCGCCTTCTGTTGAGTCGCTTAATTCAAGTGAGCTTGTTTCAGGTTGGAAGTCTGGTTGTTGCTCTGATGATGTGGACGGGGCAGATATAGACCCCGCACCGCCGCCACCACCGCCACCACTTGAAGAAGCCAGCGATCCAAATGCTGTAGCTGCTATAGCGGCTATGCTTAGATTACCTGATGCTTGTATGCCAGCCGCGACGGGTGGGCCTGCAATTGGGCCTAATTCAGCAAGCGCCCTCATTGATGCCACCTGAGTATTGAAGAAAACCTCACTAGCTGCCAAGCCTTGTGATGCAATGAAAAGAGCCTTTCCAACATCACTATTATGGCCAACTAATGCGCTAACGATTGACATAATAGAACTGATGTTTTTACGCTCTAATGATTGCTCTGCTTTTTGTCTTTGCTCGTCAATTTTTAATTTATCTTTGCTGGCCTTTTCTCGTATTTCGTTTATGTTGTCGGCAAATTCCTGTTCGAGTTGAATTTTTAACTCGTTATTATCTCCAATAATTTGAAGTTCATTGACGAGTTTTTCAGATAATAATAGTTCTTCAGTTTTAAACCTGTCTTCTATTGCTTGCATCTCGTCGCCAGTGCCAAGCCCAGAGGATGAGCCGGCATCAAGATCGGCCCCTACCTCACCACCAATCTGCCCTCCTTTTAACCTTCTAGCCTCTGCAATTTTTTCTTGCTCGCCTAAGACTAAAAGTTGAGCCTCCAAGCTTTCCAGTCTTTCCTGCTCTAAATTTAAAGCCATAGTATGACTTTTGTTCATTCGTCCAATTGAGTTTTCTTGCTTTTCAGTTAATAGGGCGACTCTTTCTTGTGATATTACAAGCTCTTTCATTACGCCGGCTTTAGATGAGATGTTTTCAGCGTCAAGAAATGAGTTAGCAAAGTCAATAATTGTCTGTGTTGCTGTTGGCACTACTTCTATTACGTCATTAAAAAAGTCATCAATCACAGGCGCGAGAGTGGCGCTTATAACTGTTGCGGATTTGCCTAAGCTAGCTTGTACTAGGTCAAAGCTCACCGCCACACCTTTCAGCCCTTCAGCTTGCCCCGCCGTGATATTCATGCTGGCGTTAACTGAGTCAAATCTTGCTTTTAATGTGTTTAGCTCTTTTGAATTATCTGAAAATAAAGGCGCGAGTTTTGAAAGGTCATTACCCATTGACTCTAAAACAAAAGTCATTTTAGATCCGGTAACGTTTGCGGCCTCCATTTCTGAAACCATTTTACCGATCACCTCCTCACTGCTTAGAGACTGGAATTCTATAGCCGTGAGTCTAGCTTCTTCTTTTGTTAGCTTCATTACATCGGCATAATCTTGGAAAGTCCCTGTCCCTGCTGCTGCAAACTCTCCAATTTTATCTGAAATATCTTTACTTATATCTGCAATTTGCTCGGCATTTATTCCATATTGTTTAGTGGCAAATGCCAAAGACATAAAATCATTGGTTGTTGTTTTTGCTTGCCTAGAAAAAAGCTCAAGTTCTTTTCTAGAGCTTGCCGCCTTTAATGTCATAACTCCAATAGCAGTACCTAACGCCACAACTGCCGCGCCTACTTTTAATATTCCCGCGCCTGCAGCAATCGCCACATTTCCAAGCTTACTTAATGACCCATCCACTTTTTTTGTTGAGTCGTCCACGCCATCAAGTTGCTTTTCAACCTTTTTCAACTTGGCATCAAGCTTGGCTGTTCTAGCGTCAAGCTCTATTATTAACTGTTCTGTAGACATTCGCCTGAAGCCCCGTTTTGTTTTCGCTCATGAAATAAAGCTAGAGAGATATCAACCCTTGACGGCTCTATATCTAAGATGTAAGTTGTTTCTATAAAATCCATTGACCATGCGTCAGGTGGAGAGACACCAGCTTTAACTAATGCTTTCCACCAGCCAAAATAATCAAAATCTTGAATGATAAATGAATCTTCTAGTCTTGCCCGTCCTCGGAGGGGCATAAATCCTTTTTTGCCTTGATTGCCTCCTCTTCATACATTTTATCAATGTCTAGCAACATTAAATAAATAACATACGTGTAGGGTTGGGCATATGCAGAATCACTAGAAACTGGTCGCCAGCCAACGCGATCACATGCGTCAGCTATCTCTGCAAGTGTTAAAGCTGAGTTGCATTGTTTAGCTAATACCCATAATAAGATCGCGCCATCCACATCATCAATATGCTTGCCAATAGCCGCCATTAAATCAAGTGCTGGCATTTCACTATTAGCATGAACAATACCCATTACGCCTTGAATTGTAGACCAAAGCCCTCGGCCGGTTTCACGCTTAAATTCACGCTTCGCCGCCCAAGTAACTTTATAGTCATAATCCTTATAACAAAGGCTAAACTTCATATTTAAACCGTTGGTGCTGTATAGGTGTAATCACCTGAGGTGCTGAACGTGACAGACATTTGAGGAATACCGTTAACCGGCGCTGCATCACTACGGCCTGAGATACTCCATGTATCGCACTGGAAAGTTTCACCACCAACAGCGGTTTCAACAATGCCAGGTATTTGAGCACCAGATTCAATAGCCGCTTTAATAGTGTTCTGGACAGTTTCGCTTAATAGCGTGAATGTGCCAGCAAATGTGATCTGCTGTCCTGCAACAAAGCCAGGGAACAATCTAACTTTACCACCGTCAGCTTTGTTTGTGACGTCAACTGGTGCGCCGTTCTGTGTCATTGTGCCGTCAAGTTGCCCAGCTATAACAAGCTCTGATGCACTTGCGCCTAATTTGATAATGTAATCGTTTGATCCAGCCATTTTTAATACCCTTTTAAATAATTGTTAAGTAGTTAATTGATACATCTCGTTTAAACCATGATTCATTCTCAGAGCCAGAGTTAACCGTCGATTCTAATATGCTTATTGTTTGTCCATTATACACCGCCTCCGACCCATACACAAAACCGCTCAATATATCATCCACAATCTGAAGTTGTGTTATGTCATAATTACCGCCGTTTAACTTCACATAAACGCTAACCTGAAATATCCCGCGCCTTTCCTGAGTAGCTGCAAGCTCTTTGCCTGTAGTTTCAGATGTGGCTGGGATGAAGTAACCCGCAATAAACTTGTTTTTTCCCTTCGGATTAAACCCGCTGTTTTCGTAACTAATGTCATTAGATGTTATGCCGGTGATCGACGTATTAATCAACTTTTGTATTAGTGCTTGTCTAGTATCTAAATATGACATTTAATTATTCATCCCTAGCGAATTCGCCGTGCATTATTAGCCTTCTTTCTATTATAAATTTTTCTGCTTTAATTATACAGTTAAAGTACCTTCTGCACGAAACTTGACCTTTAGCGCTTACTCTAGCGCACCATTTATTTTTTTGCTTGCACCAATGAATACCTTTTACGCCGGAGGTATTTCTTTTTGTAATTGCCATATTATGAGAATTGCAAGATTTTGTGGTGCCTCTAAGATTCTCTATTTTGTTATTCTGGCGGTTTCCATCAATATGATCTATAAATTCAGGAAGGTATCCATAGTGGTACATAAAAACGAGCCTGTGAGCCAAGTACAATCTACCGTCTAAATATACGTTAATATAACCCCTACTATTCACTGACCCCGACGCTTTTCTGGTGGTCAACCTTAATAAATCACCGTTATTATATTCAAATGTATTTCTTACTAATTCCATACTAAGCATAAACACCACCGATAGCGTTAATTCCGAAAATAATAATTATGGCGGCCTGTTCGGATTCAGGTTTTCAGTCGCTAAACCTAGCCATAATTTATTTTAAATTATAAAGAATAGCTCATAATGTTTTTATCTTATTTCGCATTGCAATTAATGTAGCTCTAACCCATCCACTTGGCGCTTGCTTACTAAACCCGCCGTCAGACTTTTTGACATAAGCTTTCTTTTTCTTATCCCATGAGCCAAGTTTAACGGGCTGAGGATAACCGCCATACTCAAGTGATTCAATGTATGGCAGGTTGTTAGTGAAATACATTTTCTTGTTTAATACATAATCAGGCATTTGTCTAACTGATCGAAGAGCGCCAAGCCCCTTGCTTTTACTTGTAGTGGTCTTGTTCGACGGTGTGCCAATAGTAAAAAACCAATTGTTTCTAGCTCTACCCTCATCAACTGGCGTTCCTTTTACAACGTTGAATAACCCTGATAAATGCACGCCGCGCAAATCTTTATTTACACGCTCTAAGCCTTCACTAGTTAGCTTGTTAAAGTTTTCACGACCTATTAACGGCATTCTTATTGCTGCCTACATTGTGAGATATAAACCAACGCTTCTGATGCTGGTATGCGAGCGTCAACAGCCACTACAAGGTAATCAGTTGAACCCTGTCTGATTATGTCATTCTGTGACACTGTAACGTCTGAGTTGCTTACGAGTTGTCTATCACCCGCTTGTATATTTATGTCAGTCAAGAATTTATCATAAGATTTGAAAATAGCATTGACTAATAAGGTTGTTGATTCTGTGACCGATGGCGCTAGCGGTGTGCCTGCCTGAGTTTTGACAACTAAATACACTGGCTCGCTAGTAGGTGATCCCGTTGCTGCTATAGCCTTAGCTAAACCCTTCTTAACCTTTGCTTGTATGCTTGACGCGCTCATCATTAAACCCCTAGTTTATATTGTGCGATTGTATCACTTATTGCTTTAATTCTTAAATAAATTTGAAATACCTGATTAACTGGTCATACCAGATGATTATTTATATGTGCTATATTTAATTTAATCAATCAACCAAAGAGTAAATAAAATGGAAAGTGTAGAGAGATTAATAGTGTTTGCAATATTCATAGTGGCCACATTCTTATTGTTGCGTGAGGTGTTTTGCTGGTATTTCAAAATCAATAAGCGGGTAAAGCTCTTGTCTGATATTAAAGATGCGTTAATACAGGCTAACAAGTATGCGAACTCTAACAAAGAGCCTGAAGCGCTGAAGGGTAATGATTGCCAGCCTAGCCCAACTAATACTAAGTCTCAAGAAAGCTTTTGGAGGGCAAAATAATGCTTGAAATAGAGGTAGGTGACACTGTTAGGATTGCCGCGACTAGCGAGTATTACAACCGCACACTGGAGAATGAGTATGACCCGCGATGTGATGGTGTTTGTACTGACGCTCTAGGAGGCATGTTGCACACGCACGTCGTGAAGTGGGAAAGCGGAAAATCAAACAATTACAAAGCATGCGACTTAACATTAGTTAAAAAAGGAAAGGCAATGCAATTTACTAAATCAGATTTAAAAACAGGTATGTTTGTTAAACAAAGAGGCGGAGAGTTTAAGATTGTTTTAGATGATGTAATTTCCGGTGGCAACTCTTGGAGTGATCTTTCTAACTACGACGACGGCATACTGAAAAAAAGCAGAGGTTTCGCGGCGCTTGATATTGTAGCGGTATATGAGCGCATTAAGGGTGGCTGCCTATCTGATTATTTGGAAGGGCAGCGCTTAAAGATTATCTGGGAACGAACAGAGCAGACAGAAGCACAGAAAGAAATGGAGATATTACAAGAGCAAGCCAAAGCACTACAAGAGCAGATAGCAAAACTACAGGGGAAATTATAATGCTTGATATTCTGATAGGATATTGTTTTTTAGCTTATTTGATACATGGCTTGGTGTCGTTTAAGACATGGAAAGAAGATGGCGAAATTAGCGGGGCTGATTCGATATGGCTTGTATTCGCCCCGCTTTCAATATTAATCTACCTATTTGTATTTTTTGGCGCTGTACTCACTAGACCCTAACCATTAAATTACTTGATCCGTTATTAACTAATAGCGGGTCAAGATATACATCCGCTCTATCTGTTCTGACCTGCTCCCAACTTCCTCCACTATGATAAGATTCAGAATAAACACCGTCTACGCTGAATGATGCCAAGTTTTGAGATGTGCCATTAACCAACAGTGATGATTCGTTAGCCTGTGCCGCTAATTCCATCTGAGCCTTCTTTAATGAGCTTGGAATGTCAGTAGATGCAACCGTGAAGTTATTTGTACACACTCCGATTCTGGGATACATCAACTCTTGTGTTGCACTAACCCTTGAACCTTTCATCTCAAGTTCTTTGCCTTGCAAATAATCCATAGCTAGGATTAGCAAAGCCTCTCTATCTGGTTGTGTGGCTGGTACGTCAAAGTTTCTAATGTTAGCGTATAACTTAAACTCTGCGTCTGTCGCAAAACTATTGGCGCTGGCCACAATCGTTCCGTCTTCAATAATTAACTGTGTTCCGATTGCTACAACTATTTTCGTGGAGTTGCCCAATTCTTGACTAGTGATGTCAGTACCGTTAACACTCGCGCCGTCAATGTATGTAACCGTTGCAAACACCTTGCCCACTTCGGCGGTGCTTGATAAGTCTAAGCTTAACTCTGTTGCGCTTGATACGACGACTAGTGTGGGGTTTAGTGTAGTACTGTATGACTCCGCACCAAAATCAACCACGATATTAGTTGACTGAGTTAAATCAATGCCGGTAAATACAAAAACAACTTTGTTATCTTTGTTAGGTATTACTAAATTTTGTGACATTATGGTTTCTCGTTAAAAATTAAAGTGTACACCCCAAGCGAATCACCAGAGCCACCTAGCTTTGAAAAGTATAAATAATAAACTCCTGCCGCTAACCCTCGCTTACCTTGCGCACCTGATTCAATGCTAGACTTCTGAGCTGTGGATGATGCTGATAATACGTTTAGTGTTTCCACTGAAGTTTGGCCGACATTAGGCGTAAACCCTCCTCCGGTTTCAATAGCAACCTGTCCGGTATAATCAATAACCGTTGATTGAAAGTTGTTTTTATATATTGGAATTTGAACGTCAAATATTCCTGTCTCAGTGCCTTGAATGCCTCGATATACTTCTAGCTTAATGCCGCTTTGATAAGTCGATAGTGTTTGAGCTATTAGTTCGAAATTAATTGGACTTGTGAATCTTAAAGTAACAGGGTCAGCACTGGAGACAGTGAGTGGAACACTAATTCTAAATTGAGTGCCTATAACATAGCTAGCATCTTCTTGCTCAACTTTTAAGCGCCTGTATGCTCGGCGCTCACTGGTCATAAGGTCAATTGGTAAATAGGGCATTAGACTTTTTTAACTCTGGTTTTGCGCTTAGGCTTTTCTTCTGCAGCTTCGATTTGATCTGGATTTTTATATCCGTTAGGCGCAAATTTTAGGTCGTTAATTTTATAACCTTTACCAACCCAGTGCATTTTATCTTTGTATTCCAAAGGATGTTTTAAGTAAATAATTTCTCTATCATCTTTGACTTTCATGGAGTATCCCAGTAGCATGTCATTAAACACAACCCTATTACACAAGGTTTAATTATGGCAAAAAGCAAAGCATTAGATATTGATTTACTTGTTACTTTGATTGAGTATAACAAAAACAATGGACTATTGAAATGGAAGGATATTACCGGCAGAGGTAAGAAAAAACAAGAGCCAGGTTCTATGCATAAAAATGGATACAAAAGGCTCACTGTATTGGGTAGGACTTTATTACATCACAGGGTTGTGTGGGCTTTGTACTATAATGAACAGCCTCCAAAAATAATAGACCATATAGATGGTGATAAAACAAATAATAAAATATTAAATTTAAGAAGTGGTATTAGCTCACTTAATCAGCAAAACCAAACTAAGCCGCACTCAAGAAATAATACAAGTAAGTATATAGGCGTTTCATTATTCAAAGGAAGGTGGAGGGCTAAAATATACCACAATAAAAGATATTATTTTTTGGGTTATTTTACATCAGAGATTGAAGCTAGGGATGCGTATATAACGGAAAAAAGAAACCTTCACAAAGGATGCACGATATAAAAAAGGGCGCTTATTTAGCGCCCTTTTGATTTTGCAAATGTTTAATGCTAAACGTCTGCGCTACCGATTAATAACGTACCTAATGTATGTTTATTTTCGGTAACTGCCTTATCCCAATTCGAGCCAAGGAACAATTCAGCATCAGTAGGTGAAGCACCGCCGTTAGCAACGTCCCAAGCATAACCTTTAAGCTTAACGCCGAAGGTGTAGTCAGATTGCCAAGTGGTTTCAATGCGCTCTTTGCCGTTGCTAGTTTCCATATTAGAAACAATATCACTTGAGTTATCAACGATGATACCACCAGCCGTAACAGACAATACTTTGTCTTTGTTAGGCGAACCGGCTGTAAACAATGCTGGAATATCAGAAATGATCACAATCTTACCAAGAATGTCTACAACTTGAACATTGGTTGACAAGAATAGACGATTACCATTCGTGATAGCTTCAGCTACTAAGCGGTGGTAAACATCACCCGTCATAACATCAGCAGATAGAATGGAACTCATATCACCAAACTTACGATGAGAGTTATTTAACCCACCCTGAGTAACACCAGCAGATCCAGAAACATCATTGACCAATGCGGCCACGTTCTCAACAGCAGCAACACCACAACCAACGGCGGTATTCAACTGATCGGCTAATAGTGCATCAGCAAAACCTTGGGCAATAGCTGTGATCGCGCTACCTGGGTCTTCTTGCAAATACGTCAACTGAGCCGGTTCAAACAATACTGGCCCAAATCCACCAGCAACTTTAACACCAACCATCTGGCCTTGGCTTAATGTGGTGGCAGCTTGCGCGCCGTTAGCAGCATAGCGATCAACTCGACGTTGTGCGCTTGCTATTTGATTGAAGAAAGATTCTTTCGAGAAATCACCGCGAAAGGTCGCAGAGTTAAGCAAAATAGAACCACCTGAAGCAGCATTGAACATATCAATCTTCTGCCCTAGTAACTCGATTGTATTACCTACAATCTCATCGTTATATACCTGCATATTCGTTAAAGCCATTATTTATTACTCACTTGTTAAATCGTTTGTTAATATCGAAAGCACGCTGCTCTTCTGCAGACATGTTTTTGCCTGAGCCAGATACTTGTGTGCTTCCTTTGGAGTTGCCTCCTACGTTTTCGGGCGCTAACCGCACCGCCTTACCTTGATCTGTATCAGACCATTCCTTGATTGCATCACTTAGCGATTTATCCCCGATTACGACTTTGCCGTCTATCAGTTGCGCTTGCTGCTTGAAATACGATGTAACGTATTCAGAATGCAGTGGATTAACACGGGCTTCGGTCAATGCCTCTGAGAGACTTGTGCCGATTAGCGTGTTGCGCTCTTTCTGCTCAAATAAGCCAACCTTTTCAGATAGCTCATTTATTTGTTTGGTGTACTTATCAGCGTTTAACGACAACGCTTGATCGTAATTCTGTTTATTCTCTAGCTCTTTTTGCTCTTGAAGTGCTTCAAGTGCTGCCAGTTTTTCAACTGCTGATTGATTCTCGTTAGCAACTGATTTAGTTCTTGATAACTTTTCTTCAAGCTCGGTTTTCTTGTTAATTAATCCACCAGCTAGACCATTAATCGCTTCCATCTGCTCAGGCGTTAACCCTTCAATTTTATCTAATCCGTTTAACATGTTAAACCCTTTGGGTAAGTTGAGTGCTTAGCACTAATATTTAAGTTTACAGTTTAACACTTAGCCACCAATCTGGTCAAATGCCAACTGTAACGACTGTTTTTTTCGTAATACGTCTAACGGTATCGGCTGAAACATTTCATCAAGTGTTAACTGCTTGAACTTATCAGCCGATAACCCACCATCTAAAAATAACTTCCCTCGCTCTTTGCCTAAGATATCCATAACAAACGCTCTACCATTCGGCCCTTGCGCACCTTGCTCTTTTAACCAACCGTAATAAGTAGAGTCAGCATTAACCTGTTGGCCGCCCTCGACACCTCTTGACGCTCTCGTATTGACGCTGTCATCTAGTTTGTAACGTGCATCTAATACGGGCGCTGTGCTGCTTCTGCAGTTAGGGTGTGCGGGTGGGTAACGTTTGTTTGTGTCTGAGTTCTTAAATATCTGCCCGTCTAACCCTTTGCATACTGAGCTTGTACGGTTGTCTAACGTAGAAACCCACTCATAACCCAGTATTACATCGTCATTAGCTTCAAACGTTGCCTGTCGTGCTAGGTTGCTTGTATGTGTGGTTGCTGTACGTACCATTGATTTAATTGATTTGCGGTTTTGATTATCGAGATAACCGCCCTTGCCTGCAATGTCTTGTGTGATTTGCGCGTTAGTTCTACCCGTAACAAATCCCGTCCTGATTATGTCGCTAACCTTTTCAATCTGTTTCGATTCCCAACCTTTAACAAACGGCTCTAGCATTTTAACGCCTGCGCTATCAGGAAACACTAACGGCTCTGAAATAACAGCCGCCCAAGCTTGAGAGGTTGAAGCGGTGGCTAAACTAACAGAGCTAGAGTCTATTGCTTTATCTAATGCGACTGCCTGCCATGATGCCTCATCACCTGCAAATTCTTTTAATTGAGCTAGCAGAACATTACTATTGTATTCACCATAGATAGCTGCTGATTCTATTTTATATTTAGCTAATAACCTATTAATACGCCTAATGCTTGTCATACCTTCTGGCGCATCAATCATAATTATCTTTAGTTCACGCTGCAGTTGAGCCAAGTAAGGATCAAACATATTCGCCAAATGACCAGCAAAACGTTGAACATAAACAGCATGACGCGAAGATTGCTGTATTGTTAGATCTGTCATGCTTGGCTAATCCTATCCTTTGCAATATTAAAATAATTTTCATCCATTTCAATACCTATAAACTTACGGTTTAGGTTTTTAGCTGCTACTCCAGTGCTGCCACTACCCATTGTAAAATCTAAAACTGTTTCGCTTTCGTTGGTGTAGGTTTTGATTAGGTACTCCATTAATGCAACTGGTTTTTGGGTTGGGTGCAAACCTCTTTCACCTTTAAATTCTACCACTTGAGTCGGGTAATTGGTGTATTTTTGAGTGTACGGGGTAGCATCCAACCTACCGCCATCATGCCCGACACTAATACTTTGCTCCCCTCTCTTTATCTTTTTGTTGCACTCTATTAAACCTTGTGGGTTGTAAGTCTTTCCAGAGAAAACTGCTATATCCTCAACGTTAACCAAAGGTCTTTTCTTTGAGTTAAGGAATCCAATTGGTGCTTTTTTCCAGTACATAGAATATTTAAACATTTTTAGATTGCTGCTCACCAATATACTAGTAAAAGGTTGTGCGGCTGTCATTACAATAGCTCCATTAGGCTTAATAATACGCTTCAACTGCTCCCACATTGGCTCTAGCGGTATGATTGAATCCCACTTACATGCTGTTGTGCCGTATGGTGGATCAGTCAATATCATATCGACTGATCCGTCTGGTATTTCCTTCATTCTTTCGAGGCAATCGCCTTGCATTAAATTAATCATTCGATGATGTCACCCATACCAGTATCAGCGAGTGTGATTAATGCGCGCTCTTCTTCTGCTGTGCGCTCAGTGCTTGCAATCTCACCACGTTGTAAATTCTCGTACAATGTGTCATATGAAATAGCGCCACCTTGAAACGCTGCTACCATAGCGGTTAAGCTTTGTGCATTCATGCCAGTAGGGTTGTAATCTGTGTTCAATTGATAAACGGCATCTTCTAAACCACCCATCCAGCGCGAGGCAAAGTTGATAGCTTTGGTTAATGCTTCACTTACTGTAATTGCCACATTGGCTGTTGTTGAGTTCTGAGCAACTTGATCAAGGCTCTTAGCTTCTGCGCTCTCTGCTCCACTTTGACGAGGCTTTAACGCTTCTGCGCCTAATGCTGCCATACGCTGTTCATCGTCTTGTAATGATATGCGTAAAGCATCAGCATTGCCGTCTGGCTGCAATATACCAAATGTCGCGTCAGTGCTTCTGTTTGACCATTTAACGCCGTTACCCATTAGCATGTTATGACCTGATTCAGCACCGGTTTCATACCAGATTATAAATGATGAAAAATGGTTTTTACTATTATAGTCTGCGCTAACCTGGTAGTGGTGGAAGTTCATATCAACTAGATCGTTAATAATGGCCTTACCTTCCGCGCCTACTTCGATAAAGTAAAAAGGTATTTCATTTGATGTATTGCCATTAATCACAACGGGTAAAGCCTTATCTATTAATGATCCGCCCTCACCGTACAACGACTGATGGTATACACCGTTGATTAATTCTAAGACTCTATACTGACTCTCCACAGTAACTTCAAAACCTTTACGGGTTGTCGTTTGCTCTTTGAGTATGACCATTGAAAGCTTTTCGACATTGTCTATTACTTCATAATCCCAATTGATGACCGACTCAAAACGATAGTGTAATATTTTTGGTCTTAAATTCATCGTCTCAACTAATAATTCGCTCGCACCCTCTGGCGTTGATGGCCTTGCTACCAAGACGCCAGAACGCGGTGATATAAATGCTTCAGTGGTAGCCCTTTTAGATAAATCTCTTAGGGTGCTGCCTTTACTGTCTGCGTTGGTTTTTAAATATTCAACGTTAGACGGTATTTCACAAACGGCCTCTTTAGAGAATATTAAACCCACCAAACCATCAACAGTTCTACCTGTTGCACCATAGAATGAAGCAAGAGCCAAATACTTTGTATAAGCTGCTCGTCCTTCTGATGTTAGTGCATGTGATTGACGTATCATCTGGAAGCCGTTAGCATCCGTCTCTGTCGAACAACACATTGAAGCGAGTGGAGGCAAGAATGTAATAGTACCTTGCTTAACTTCACGCTCACCGGCTACGGCTGCGCGGTTGCGCTCGACATCTTCTAGCTGGTCTATGTGTTCTTTTCTGGGTTGGGTCACTTGTGTCATATTAAGCCTTCAGTTTATTAGAGTTTCGGCTTAACCGAATATTTTTAGCATTATACTATTAATCGAGCCGCTGTGGTAGTTGGCTTGGCAACTGGGAATTTATAGCATATCAAATACCCATTAGCGTCGTTTGTGTGGTCATTGCCTGCCGTCTTATCTGGCTCACCTGCTGTATTGTAAACCTGCTGTTCTAGGTTTGCCGTATGAGTTGGACATCGTTTAACGTTTACAAAGTGTTGTCGTTTAGTAAAGCTGTTGTTCATTGATAAAATTCTATCTTTAACAAACGGGTTTTTGTTCTTTGCAAATACTTGAAATCTTGCCTGTGTTAACAGTTGGATTGATGACTCGGAAGCACCTTGTGCGTTTCTGTTTTTGCCGCTTGCATCAGGATATATGTTTATTTGACAATTCTGGTATCTCTCCTGTATTGAATTAATAATGCTCGGTGTGTCGTACCCGCCTGTTATTTCGTCTACGTCATAGCAAACACCCTTTCTAATAACAGATATAATTGCGCTCATGTTGCAGACGTTAAAATCCATTCCTATATGCAGTGGTTCGCGCTTATCCCATACCACATTAGTATTGTTTATCACCCTATCAAATTCACTATAAACAGTGCCGCTGGTAAGGTTGACAAATTCGCCTTCAATATATGCGTTGATCAACTCACCTGGATAAGTCTCTTTTAGCGTATCAATATAATCATCAGGTAAGTACTTTGCATTTTCATACGTTGAAGCCTGCACCATAGAATAAGATTTGGTCGGCTCTTTCTTGAACTTAGAATAGACGAATAAAAAACCCTCGGGCGTAGTCGTAACACCGATGCTGTTCTCAACGCCGTCTATCTTCAAGCGCATACGGGCGACAATCTTATTCCATGCGTTGTTAGCCTTCACCTTTGGTAATACATCAATCTCATCAACTAACGCTCTGGATATCTTGAAACCAACTATCGAGCCTGGGTTATCCATTGACCTACAAATAACTGTCCCATAATAAAACCCGTTACGATATACATGAGCCTCTTTGTTAGCCTCACGTATCACAACAGTAAATCCCATCATGTGAGCCGCTTCTTCAAACGTAGGATAAAATATATCCCTCATTGATGGGTAAGATATACCGAAGTAACCCTGTACTGTGCCTGGATGCTTACCAAAGAATGTAAGTAAGTCAACACAACCAACGAAAGTTTTGCCGCTACCAAATCCACCAACATACGCCCTGTACTTGGTTTTTAAACCATTAAGGAATATGTTTTGCGGTGCGCTAAGTGTCGGCATTCGTCACTTTAATATCCTTAACCGCTTCCGATACTTCAAAATTGATTGTTAATGGTTGTGCCGCGCCCTTGTCGGTATCATCTTCTTTACATTTATATCTTTTAGCCGCTAATCTTTCAGCGTCCCATTCTATAGCCCTAATCTGTTCTTTAACCAGTGTGATCCATGCGTTACCGTTTACACCCTCTGGCAATGACGCAATATCAAGAAAGGCCGATTCTATTAGCTCGTGTCTTTCTTCTGCTTTTAAATGGGTTCTAAATTGAAGTGCCTGTGCATAGCGGTACGAGAAATCTGTATTCTTAACAAGCCAACCATTCAACGTTGAACGCGGAGGCATGTTTTTTAATTGGCAAATTTTGGTTACTGAAAGGCCCGTCATAATCAGGTTACAAACTTCTTCACCTATCTTATTGTTGTATTTTGTTGGCTGTCCTCTGCCTAGTGGCTTTGCCATGCTTAATCCCCTTAAGAGATATTAGCCGCCATTACAGCGGCTTTAAACTTATGCTGTGACGGTTGCGTTTATTGTACCGTTAGCGTTAAACGTAATTGTTAAATCGTTATTCACTAGGTCAACTGCAGTAGTGCCATCACTAGTTAAATCAATTGCATGATAGCCGCGATTAGTTGCTGTTGAGTTTATGATCAATACAGTCTTCCCTGTGGTTGGGTTTCCTGCAGCTTTTAACATACTCACATCAGTAAAGTCTAACGCTGTCACACCAGCAGAGACTACGCCAATTGTCCAAGCTGCCCCAGCCAATGCGTTACCGCCTGCGCTATAGTTACCACCAGCACCAACTTCTGTAAATGAAGTTAATACAGGATCAACCGTTGCTTTTAATACTGATGCATATGTATCTGTAACAATTGCATACTTAAATGAATCTGTTGAATTGTTGTAAAGCTTTAAACCCGCATTATAAGGGTAATAGTCGAATGTTTTTAAGTCGCCGCGTGCCATGTGTTTATCCTCTAAAATTAACTGTTATTGAATTTGGTTTAAATGTTGAACTGTATAAGTCATCAGCAAAGCCTACACCGACAACACCGAAAGTTTGACCCGCTGCAACCGTTACGGTTGTATTATTACTAGTATAACTGATTGTTCCAAGTGTTGCATTAACGTCGATTAATCCAGCTAGTGATACAACTGTGTCGTTGCTTGCATATGATATCGTTCCTAGTGTAGCCGGTACGCTAACAACACCCTGCAGACTGATTACCGTGTCATTACTTGCATAACTAATTGTTCCAAGCGTTGCTTGTACAACTACGACACCACCAATTGAAACCACCGGACTATTTGACGTGTAATTAATCGTACCTAGCGTGGCAACCACATCTACTGAGCCGGTAACACCTACGACAGCATCATTACTAGCATAGTTGATTGTTCCTAGCGTTGCCGTGACATCTACCGCACCCGATACAGATACAGTCGTGTCATTGCTTGTATAAGTAATTGTACCTAGTGTTGTTAGTACATCTACTGAACCTGTAATGCCAACCGTCGTGTTATTGCTTGTGTAATCTATCGTGCCTAATGTGGCTATTGCATCTACTGAACCGCTAATATCAACCGTTGCATTGTTTGATGCATATGCAATTGTTCCGAGTGTAGCGGTTACATCAATCGAGCCTGTGATTGATACAGTCGTGCTTTGACCTGCATAGGATATTGTTCCAAGTGTTGCGGGTACTGTTATCGTTGAGCCACCACCATCAGCAGTGAAATACACAGGTTCAGATTTGGGTCTAAATATTGCGTAAGGTGATGTTTTTAACATCCTATAATCAGAGGGTGTTAATGCTTTATTAAACGTAATGTTTAACATTACACTTGTAAATGCTACTGCTCTACTTGCTTCAAATCCATCACCAACCAAGTTGGGTGTTGATGGTATGTATGTACCACCTGAGTTTGCGGTATTGGTTGATATGTCATCATCCGCATAGATTAATCTGCTGCTATCACTTTCCTTAACAAACATGGTTGTATGGACGCGCTTGCTAGTGTCTAGCTGTGCTGTAGCTCCGTTAACTATCAGTCCACCGCCTGCGTTGTTTCTTGTCCAAAAGTTTACGTTTGTCCCAGATATAAACACCCAAAATAACTGATTGCCGTTTGGTCTTTCTCCGTAGATAGCTCCGCTTTGTGAATGAGTCCCTAAATTTTTGTGAAATACCGTAAACACTGAGTAAGTATCAAGAACACTGACTGGCTTAGACTCTGGGAAGCTCCAATTGGTTGCTGTGTTCGCGCTGGTTGACTCATAACCTTGGTTAGCACCTGCTGTGCTTATGAATGCGTCTGGGCCTGAAACTTCCCTGCCATCGTACCCCACCGCCTGAACACTGTTAACGTATTCGGCTAGTGGGTGGTTGGGGTCAATTTCAAATGCACCTATAGGCTTCTTATTAAGAGCCCTAAAGTCGGTGCTGTAAAGTTTAGGTAGTTTATTAATAGCCATAAACTACCCCTTATGCGTGAGGACCAATAGCTTTAGGTGTTACGTAAATATCCCATCCCGCTGGTAATGATTGCCCTGATGTATTCTCTACATAGAACTCATACTGTTGTGATGTAGCCGAGTTAGGCAAACCAATGTCCATTGTAATGTATTGCGCCACTGTCGAGTCATTTAACGGGAAGCTGCCAACATAG